ATAGTGCCATGCTTACAAATATACATCATAAATATCGAATCCAATCACGATGAAACGTAGCACAGTAGTACCTGAAGCAGTCAAGCAGATCGCTCTTCCGGATGTCCGTCCTACGATCCTTGATGATGTCTCCATCCTCGTCCACCTCCACGTACTTCAAGTCAGTGATCAGCCCCTTGCACGATCTGTCAATCTTCACGCAGTAATTCTGAAGCAGACTGTTGACAAGCACCCGCGTATCTCTTACGCTTGGATTCACAGCAGGTTGACGCATCTGCATCCTTCCTAACCTCAACCGAGACTGCACCACATCGTAGTACCCGGTGTTCCCGGCAGTGAGCGCAGAACGATTCGCACCTGTCGCATCACCAGTCACGATGAGCGATGCCTTCGGATATTTGGCAATGATCGAATCGCACAACTGATAGATGTCGCTGTTACGCAGGGCGAACTCACCAATCACATTGATGCATCCGCCTACGTGCTGGACTGCGATGCAAGTGATCGGGTCCACGTTGAAGTCAAAGCTGAGATAGATATGCTGATGCGGATCGAAAGCAACATCATGCACGTGCTTGTCCACATCGAAAGCGTAAGCGAAAGGATTGTTAGCGAGGTCAACATCCTCTGCAAGTATCTCGCACCGGAAAGTCAACTCATCGAGTTGATCACGCAGGTGATCCACCTCTTCGTGATTGATATGCGGATTGTCATAAGTTGACAAGTTAAAACTTGACCAGCTCGGATCGTCTCTGGTGAATAGCTCCTTGAAGAATGTCCTCCCGAACTTCGGTGTGCTGAGAATCCACGCATCACCCTTGTAGTCCAGCAGCGTAGCCATGATCGTCTGCGTCCATGCCTCCCTGAACTTCTTCGCCTTCTCTGCCTCATCAATCACGACCCTCGCATACTTGCGCCCACGACCAGAGTCAGGCTCATCCATACTCCAGAAGTCAATCACGCCACCTGTCACCAGACGCATCTGCTTCGTCTGCTCGTTCTTGCTCTCGATGATCGGCTTCAATGTGTACTTGAGTTCAAGCCATACATCATGCAGGTCCTTATACGTGGGTGCATAGTACGCACACGGCTTGCCATCAAGCGCAACCTGAGGAAGCAACTCATTCACCGCAAGCGTGGTCTTACCCCACCTCCTTCCGATCTTCAAGACATTGTACCTGCTCGCCTCACTGATGACACGCTCCTGACCAGAGTGCAGACGCTTGAGCTTGATGGCGATGTCAGTCACGGATGATTCTTATGTTGATCGTACCATCGTCAGTCTTCACCTCCTGCCTGTTCATCTTCGGGGTGATGAACTCCGCAAGCGTAGCCATCATCTTCAGACGATCGTGCGCTGACAACTCAGCGAGGTCTCGCCTCATCGTATACTCGTCATAGGAGTCGAGCAGTCTCTCGATCTTATCCTTGAGCTTCATGTCTTCTTCTTCACTTTACCCGGCAGCGACTGGATCTGCTTCGGTGTGGTCTTACGAGCGAACTCCTTCGCTACTTTCGGATTGGTAGCGTACAGGTAACTCTTCTGTGCTTTTGATTTGAAAGGCATACTACAAAGATAAAGCAGAAACGTGCCAATGCTTAAGACTTACTACCAGCTTGCGCTCACCACCGAGAATCATCTCAAATCCTTTCTCAATCGCTTCTGCTGTGGTGATGACATATCTCCGATTTTCTGTTGTATAAACAATCTCGTCATAGTGTTGAAGATTCACACGTTCAAGATTGATCGTCCATGATCCACCTGCCATACGCAGTAATGAATCATTCTTCTCTGTCTTAGTCAGCGTTCTCATTCAATCTCGCCCTCCTCTCTCAGCACCCTCTCAGCCCATCTCAAAGCAGGCTCACCACCCCATAGCAGATAGCTGATCGTCCCACACGCAGTGTCATCGTTAGGATCGTAGTACTCCCCTGCACGACTCAAGTACGAGTACATCCGCTTCACGGTCATCGTAGTGATAGGCTCACGGTTCGCTAACTGCTGCGATCTCACCTTCCCGACCTGCGTAGCACATCGGTTGCCGATCTCATCGTTTAACCTGATGCCTCGCTCCGCTGCTTCGCTGATCGCTCTCGGATAATCTGTATATGTCATTTATTCGATCTGTATTGGTAGTAGTAGAGAAACTGATCTATGAATATCTTGTCCTTCACCAGCCCACTCTCTGCGAGTCTCAGCGCATAGTCATAGTCTTCACCCATGCTGATAGACTTGTATCCGATCTCCCTCGCTATGCTCGTCATCACCGGATTGAGATGATTGAGAGGACGAAGGTAACGCATCGATCCATCGTATCTCTCAGGCTTCTCGCTCCAATTCAGCCCGGCACGATGCACGAACTCCAGAGGCTGCTTTGAGTTGGTAGTGATGATACCCTTGAATCCGACACCATACACATCTCGCTTGAGCTGCGACAAGATCAGATCAACATAGTTCGTGCTGATCATATCATCGTCATCGATGAAGTTCATGTACTTGGTTGTACATGAGTCCACAGCGTACTGTCGCTTCTCTCCGATGCTATGCTCCTTGTTGTCCTTAATCACGATCACCTGCACTGGCTTGCAGTCAATCTGGGGATCCAGTCGTGTGCGAAGTCGTGCGAGCATCGACTCCCTCCCGGTGATGGTCAGGATGTAGATCGTCCACAATGGCTTCACAGCGGAAAGCCGATCTTCTGTCGTTGATTGAATAGTCGCTGTCCGTGTGTCCATGCAGTTGCTGAGTTCTCACGCTTGTATGTCTCGTCAAGTTGAGACTTGCCTACCGTGTAGTGTCTGTGTTCTATCTCGATGCTCTCGTCAACGTGGTACATACCATGCGCCTTCGCTGTCTCAGTCAGATCGTTGTCGGCAAACATACTGATGTACTTGGGATGGTAGAGATAGCCGAGTCGCTCGTATGCGCCTCTGTTCATGATCGGGATCGTCAGGATGTCCGAGCGAATGCCATCATGCACTTGCAGGACCGCAGGCTCTGGATGCCGAGCGAACCAGTCAAGCAGTAGCGAGTCCCATCCTTGAGGTGCGAACATATCATCGCTGACGAGGATCAAGATGTCCTGCCCTGCGATCTTCGCCCCTGCATTGGATGCCATGACCATGTTGGTCGCTCCCGTGCTGATGATGGTGACCGGCTCATGCCTGAAGATGTGGATGTATTGCGATGCAGTCGGATCATTGTCGCTAAGTGAGATGATCCACTCATACTCGCAGGCATTGTCGCTCTTCATCACCCAATGCTTGTAGCAGTCATGCGCCTGTCGTGGACGCTTGAAGCTGGGGTGTACCAAACTGATGTTCATGCGATGATGATTTGAATCTCCTGACCGCAGATAGACTGAAGTAGCTTGAGTCCATCCATGCACCTTGATCGTCTGGTGTAAGACTCACCTGAGTCGGCTATGATCCTGCCGTTGCGGGACAGGATGCGCCATCTCCACTGCTTACGGGCATCTTTGTAAATAATGGCTTTCATTTGACTTATAGCGTTAGAAAGGTAAATCTGAGTGTCCTACATTAACCGACTGCCGATCGTTCGTCTGAGGGCTTGTATTGGCTTTATACGGCTCTTTAATCGATATGCTCAGATACTTCTGCCCGGATTTGCTGGTTCTGACCCATGCAGCGAGGTCCTTCGGCTTGCCATCAACCATGCACTTCCCGTTGTAGTCGGGATGATTGTCTGCTGTCTTCTTGTCGTTGGCGAAGAGTACGCCTGAATTGTCTTTCTGTTCCATTGTTGTTGTTTATTTTGATTAACTTGTAAACGTAGTTTTTAAATCCATGCACTGCTCAATAGTTGATGAATCTTCATCAGAAATTCATTGTGATGATGCGTGATGATAATGTGATGAATTGTGACGTTCTAACTTATTGATTTTCTAATCATGTTATGATGTTATGATACTTTATATAAAAATACGTAAAGAAGGAATATAAAAAAAATAATATAATATATATAAAAAAGATAGCCTTGGTATCATCACATAATCGTTATCTTACAATATCAGCGAGTTAGATCCTCGCAACAACGTCACACGATCCTCACGCATCATCACATCTGCCTCGTTTTTGCCCCACATCATCCCGCAAGATCCCCACATGACCCTCACCGATCCCGCCAGTAATGATCGAAGTCGCACATTGACCGGGCATAGACATGACCTCTGGCATCATGTGCATGGATCACCCCACCGTAAAGTAAACCCCATCTCTGCTTGTCTTCTTGGTGACATTGCGATTCATGAACTTGAAGGTGTCGATGATCCACTGCATGATGGTTCTGTGCATGGTCTTCTGATGCTCTTGGAATGCTGACCTGATCTGATCAACTATATCAGTGAGCTTGTATTCGACTCCGACAATGACGAACTCCTTAATCCATTGCATGACTTCTTCCGGGACTGTGTTGATCAGTTTCTTATAGCGAAGCGTGTTGTTGGTGCTTGGTAAGAGTCCGACATCAAGGTACTGAGCCACGCAGTACATCATGAAGTTATCGAATAATTGCCACTGCTTAACATCCCATCCATCGAAGAGGTTGTGCTTGAAGTACTGT